CTTGCTCAAATACAGAGTGATAAACTTACTGCTGACTCTTCTAGAACCTCAAAAACAACAGATCTAGAAGAGCAACTTAACCAGATTACTGCAATAGGTGCAAAAGAACTAGAAATATATTTAGAAAAAAATAAAAACTTAACTCTTGAATCAAAAGAAGTGCGAGCTGCTTTTGATCGTAAAATGAAACAGTTAGGAATAGAAGGCGCAGCAGCAGATGCAGCCTATAAAATAACTATGGAAAGATTAAAATATCAAGCAACTTTTCAGTCAAAACTAAATGAGTTAGCTAAATCATTAACTACTACTTTAGTTGATGGCTTAGGTGCTGCTATACATAAAATATTTGATAACATAGCTGAAGGTGAAAAATCGCTAAAAGAAGGACTTAGTGATATAGGCAGAGAAGTGTTTAAAGATATACGTAAACAAACTCTTGAAACTACTGTAGTTACACCATTTAAAGAAGGTGTAACAGGACTGATAAGTTCTGCTTTGGGTGTTGATGTAGGAAAAACTAAAGGTATAGATAATCTTACTGTTACTGGAGAGGGTGCTGCACTAGTAAAAGATGTAGATGATAATGGTCCAGGTAAGTTGAAAGAGAAAATTCAAGAAAAAGGTATGACATTCTTTGAAGGATTTAAACAAAAAGCTTCCGACGTATTTACTAGTATGAAAGATGGTATTGGTAAGTTTGGTCAAACAGCTTTAGATACTTTTGGTGGTCTAGGCAAAAGTCTTTCAAACTTAATTGGCGGAGAAGGTGGTATTATGAGTAGCTTATCAGGATTCATGAAAGGTATAACTGGTAACGGTGGAGAAGGTGTTGGATCTACTCTGTTTAATCTGGGTAAAACAGCTCTTAGTTTTATTCCAGGCTTTGGCGCACCTATGGCTACTGGTGGTTTAGTAGGTGTACGTCATATGGCACAAGGTGGACAAGTAAATGCTCTTCGTGACCGTGTACCTGCCATGTTAGAACCAGGTGAGTTTGTAATGCGTAAACCAGCAGTTAAATCTATAGGAGCAGGCAACTTAGGTCAAATGAACGCTACTGGTGGTAGTATGGGTAATGTGCAATTTAATATTGTTAATGAAGGTGAACCAAAAGAAGCTGAACAACAAGGACAACCTAAATTTGAAGCTGATAAAATAGTAATAGATGTAGTAATGAAAGATTTACAGAGCAACGGACCTATTAGACAGGCTATGAGAAATGGATAAGGAAATATAATATGGCTACCTACCCTAACGATGCTACAGCACCTGTAACAGCTTTTTCTGTGATAGCTACAGAAACTTTTAATAATACAGGAGTAAGTAGAGTAACTTTTAATTTACCTAGTGTTGTTGATAGTAAAGGAGAAGTAACTGTTTTTGATTCAGGCGTATTACAGTCTACATCATCTTATAGTTTGAGTAATGCAGGTGCTACAATAAATTTTGCTACTGCTCCTAATTCATCAGAACTAATAGTTAAGACTATTACACTTCCTAGTAGATTTCGTTTAACTAGAACTTTTCCACAAGTAACAGCTGTAGACTATAGTAGTACTTCTACAGTAACTAACGGTAATACTTATACTATAGACGGAGTTACTGAAGCTTTTTCATTTCCTGGGTCCTCTAATATTGCTACTACAAGCGACTTTATGGTATATGTATCAGGTGTTTTTCAACAACCTGATAGTTTTACTTATCCCTCTGTTACTTTAGGCACACAGGGTATTGATATAGGAGATAATTCAGCAGTTAATTTACTAACTAACTTTGCATCTAACTTAACTGATTCTAGCCCTAGAACTAAAACTGTTGAGATAAATAGTGGCTCTGCGTCTTTTAACCAAAGTAATGTAGTGCTAGACGGTTCTAAATATATAAGTTCAGCTTCTAGTAATGACTTTAACGTAGGTGAAGAAAAATCTTTTACATATGATACTATTATGACTCCTGATGCAGGTACTACTATGAGTTCTAATCAAACTTTATTATCTCGTTTTCAAAATGCTTCTAACTATTACTTTTTACGCACTGTAGGAGCAAACTCTAATGTAGGCTTTGTAGTAAATCATGGAGGTAGTTTAACCGAAATATATGGGGGTAATTGTAATGGGGCTACTAGTTATCAAGTAGCTGTATCTTATGATAAAACTACTGCTAATTTACGACTCTACGTAGCTAATGCACTAGTTAAATCAGTATCATATAATCCTTCCGTAACTACTTTTTCTGCAGCACCCTTAGTTATTGGCGCTAATTCTGCTGTAGCTGGAGGATCTATTTCTAGTCAAGAACGTTATAAAGGTAAAATTGATTACATAAGAATGGCTGATGGAGCGAGATATAGAGAAACAACTCACAATGTTCTTACTACTACTGCTACAGTAATTGGTGGCGCACCTTTAGGTGCTTTAGATATACATGATTCTTTATCTATTAGAATATTTGATTCTGCAGTGACAGTTCCTGATAGATTTAATTCTATGGCCGATAGAAAACCGGATACAGGATTTTCTACTACTAAAAAATTTCAAGTAGCTACTTTTAAATCACAAGCTGGTTATGAAAAAAGAAGATTACAGTCTAGAAGACCTTTGAGAGCTTATGATTTAACATATACTAATATAACAGGAGTAGAAAGAACAGCTATTGAAAATTTTTATAATGCTAGAAGCGGAGATTTTGAATCTTTTAGTTTTGACTTGTCACACTTGAATGAAAGTGGTACAATTACTACAAGATTTGAAGGAGACTTACAGATAAATCAAGTTTTATCTGCAGGCACACTTCTAACAGAAAACTTTTTTACAGTTAGTTTTAAACTTCAGGAGACTTATGACTAATGACTGCTAGAAACTATGATGTAATACTAACTGTTGCAGATGCTGCTAATTTTATACCTGGCAACTCTATAGTGGGTTCAACAAGTGCGACTGTAGGATTTATTGCTAATGTAAATATTACTACAAAACAACTAAAAGTAAAATTAAATAATGTTGTACAAGAGTTTCATACTAGTGAGACTATTACCTCTAAATCTGCTGTTATAAGTGGTTCTGCAAACGGTGCAATAAACACTCTTAGTCTTCCTTTTCAATCAAATGTATTCGCTAGTGAAACTACTACTGCTACTACAACTATAGCTTCTCAAGCTCCTAGCCCTTATATAGCCGAAAAAAATGCTTTTACACAAAATCCCATAGTAAGACTATTTGAAATATACTATCCAGGTGAATGGTTTCCCATTGATCAATTTGGGAATCCTACTGAGGATGGTGAAGGTAGAGCTTGGCCTGTAAATTTTCCTTTAAAATTTGCTGATGTAGCTGGTGATCTAGTATCTGATTTACAGTATAATGTAACTTATGATGGTGATTCTTACATACCTTTTCCTGTTGATATATCTAATATTGCTCAAGGCACTGATGGAAAAATTAATGAACTTAATTTAACTATTTTTAATGTAGATAATATTATATCAGCTTTAGTTGAAGATCCTTTTATTGTAGGTAACAATATAACTTGGTCTTGTGTAGCTAATGTTAACGGTACTCCTTGTCATGGGATTGATCCTAGAACTATTAATTTTACTCCTTCACAAGTAGGGAATGTTGGAGAACAGGCTTTTGATACATTAACTAGGGCGCGTGCTAATGGTTTTTCATATAGCACAGCTATAGTAGGATATTATGGACAATCAAATTCGTCTTGGAACTATGAACAAACTATAACTTCTCCGGCTACTGACGGCACTAAAGGTGTATGGAGATCACTCAAAGATGACTCTAGAGACTTACAAGGAGCAGTAGTAAATATTAAAACTACTTTTGCTAATTTTCTTGATGTATGGCCTGAGCATAGCAGTGTTAAATATGTTTCAGGAGGTGTTGTAGAAGTATATAACTCTATGCCTTATAGAGTAGGAGATACTATCAAATCTGCAAGTAGCACTAATACTGCAACTATAAATACTATAGAAGAAAATAGATTTTTATTTATAAGCAACGATCTGACACCTACTCCTAATCTTGGAGAAAATATTTTTATAGTTAACGCGGATGCTGATACTGAGTCTTTTATGGAAGATAGATTTAAGATAAATCAGTTAGAATCTTTAGGAGAAACAACAGCATCATTTAACTTAGTAACTTGGTTACAATATTTTAAACAAGTAACTCCTAGACGTAAATATTATAAAAATACTTGTCAATGGCAGTATAAAGGTGAGGAGTGTCAATATCCTGGTCCTGGTGGTGGTACTATACCTGGAACTTCCCTTTCTGCTAACACTAATCCAATTGGTGTTGATAATACAACTGCATCTGGTCCAGAAGGGGATATATGTGGTAAAAATATTTTAGCTTGCACTCTTAGAAACAATTCTATACACTTTGGAGGTTTTCCTGCAACAGGACGCACAATCCCAAAACAATAAAATTAAAGGTTGTATACTTCCTTGGATGCATATTTTTGGAGGGCTAAAAGGTAATTTTTATTTATGTTGTCACTCAGAATTTCAAACAAATGCTACTATAGTAGGAACCTATAAACAACCGTTAGGTGATATATGGAATAGTGAGCAATATAAAAAAATACGTTTAGATTTTTTAAAAAATAAAATACCTATCGAGTGTATAAAAGCTTGTTATGAAAAAGAAAAACAAGGTAGTGGTAGTAATAGACTACAAGTAAATAGTAGATTTAGTAAAGATGCATATTTACAGTCACAAACTAATGAAGATGGAAGTTTAGATAATAAACCCACTTATCTAGACATTAGATTTGGTAATCTGTGTAATTTTAAATGTAGAATGTGTGGTCCTGATGCTTCTACTAGTTGGTATAAAGATACTTTAGAAACTGGCTGGTCTAAAACTATGGACTACTATACTGATAATGAAGATTTTTGGACAGATGTTCCCCAATTTATTCCTAACCTAGAAGAAGTATATTTTGCAGGAGGTGAACCTTTTATACAAGAAGGTCACTATAAAATGCTTACATTACTTATAGAATCTGGTTACGCTAAGAATATACATATAAGTTATAATACAAATCTAAGCCATTCTAAATTTAAAAAATATAATCTACCTGATCT